TCGGGCATCTTGGTATTTTAGTTCGCGTTTGAGTCGTTCGTTCTCTGCTAAAGCATCGCCTAGCAGAAGGTCTAGCTTGCGTTCGGTTTCAGTCATGCCGCCGCTTTCCGTTCGTCCGCAGTAGCCCGACGCAGCCGTATGTCCCAAAACTGCGGATACAGCGGTTGCTCCTTCAACAACTCGGCAAACTCCACCCACGCAGCTATGATGTCTGGCGCTTTAATTACAAAGCGGCCTTGGTCAATATTCTGTACGCTAGAATACTCGGCGATAAATACTTTCGTTGTCGGTTTCGGTGTCATGTGTTTCTCCTTTTAAGGCAGTTACTAAGAACAATCGCAAAGTCCATCAGGCTACGATATGTTTTCGAGGGTTGGCAGTGGTCGTGTATAAACTGCCCCATTTCGCTCTCGGTCAACCCCTGCCATTGGGGCTTCGTGTAAAGCGGCAAAGCTCGTTGGTCCTCTTTAATATCGGTTGGGTTATCGGTTACATACACAGACTTACCGTCTTCTGTGTAAACCATCCACGCCAAGGGTTCATTCATGTGTTCTTCTCCTTTAGCTTTGCTTCAATGAGCCGCACTATCCTTATACGGTATGCATCACCAGCGGCATAGACTTCATTTACTTCATCATCCGTCAGTCCCTGCCATTGGGGCTTTGTGTAAGGTCTGTTATCTTCGCTAGTCCAGATCGTACCGCCCACGGCTTGCCAAGGTTCAACCACCGTTTTTCTCCTCCAGCTTTGCTTCTACTTCAAGGCATAGGTCGTGCGGCCCTAGTGCCATATCCTCAAACTCCTCAATTTCTGCATCCGTCAGCCCCTGCCATTGGGGTTTCGGTTCAATCCAAAACAACTCACCAATCTGCTCTGCCGTGTACGTGCCAAAATCGTCATTGCCCCACTTAACACCCGTCTTTCCAGATGTAGATGTAGCCCACACCGTGCACAGTTCGTCGGTTTCAATGCATCTCAAAATGTCTCCTCGGGCTATCCCCCCCAATTCTTTTGAACAAGCATAACAAAGCATTGCTCGTTTACACGTTTCCCCGCATGGTTCAGCCACCGTTCTTCTCCTTTAGTTTTGCTTCCGCTTCTCTAATAAACTCCACAACCTCGCTTCTAAACGCAACCACATACTTTGTGAGTTTATTTACATCAGCTTTCGTCAACCCCTGCCATTGAGGTTTCGTGTACAACGGCACATCGTCTTCGCTGGTTTTGTGGTTCCAGATCGTACCGCCTACCGCCATCCATGCGTAAGGTTTGTTCATTGCGCTCTCCGGTGAACATATACCGATACTCCTGTATCAGGGTCTGTGTAATCTAATTCAGGCTCACACCAGCAGTTCTCACTATCAATGTGCTCAGGTTCGGGCAGGTCTTCCTCCCCTTCAGTTTTCCCCCAGTCGCATGACATTACGGTTTCTCCTGGGATTCAATGATCCAAGGGTTTGGGTTAATGCTCATTTTCTACCCCAACCTACGCCATAGCAAAACACTACGAACGTCCATACCAGGAAAAGCATTAAGTTGTATAGCTCACGATCAATCATGGCTCAATCCCAAAATGGTTACAGATCAGCAGCTTGACGTTGCCGGTATAGCCGGTGCTCAACTCGGCGCACTCCATAATGATACGGTCGGCGAACCGCTGCACGTTGGCGTAGTCGGCAGTGCATTCCTCCCGGCCTCGGTGGTCTACCGTAACGTCAAAGCAGCCCTTCATAAGCTCTTTAATTCGCTCGTTCATTTCTCAACCCCAAACCGAAGTCTAATCATCTCGGCGCAGTTATCAGCCACCGCTTTAAACCGCCGTGCTTTCTCCCCGTCGTACATTGCCTCAATAACTTTTCCAACATTCTCACATTGGTCTATGCAATCCCGCACGATAGCTTCAGCGGCACGGTTTACCGTGTGGTCCCACCCAAAGATCATGTCGTCGTAGTGCAGGAGTTCTTTGCACAGCTTCTGGATGTTCTCGTTCATTTCTTCAACGCTCCAGCTATAGCAGGCACAATCTTCTCGACACTACGCCCGATGACGTAGCCACCAAGACCTAACTCCACGATGCTCCAGAGCTTCAGGACTTCTGCCTCTGTGATATTAGGCGCAGACCAACCCAGCCAACGGGCAACGATTAGCCCCCCAAAGGTCAGCATCAAGATGGGACGCCAAGCAGCCACAAGCCAATGCTCTGACTGTGCTTCTGCCTTGACGATCTCAGCTTGGCCTGCGTAGATAGCTAGTGCCATCTGAACCTTGCTGCGCTCCATCTCCCCTGCGTCGGGCCAGATTTTGTCGAGGATAGTCTTGCCTGCGTCTAGCGCAGCGGTTAGAGGGTCGAGGCTCATTGCCACTCTCCTGTAAGCATTTGTTTTGCTAAACGTTTTGCACGTTCCGGCGTCTGTTGAGCCCAGAGGCTGTCCAGCATCTCCATTGATGCTTCGCTGTACTGACCGTCTTCAATGCTACCCAATGTGCGTTTGAACTCCAACAACCCGCCAATCCCTAGTTGAAACGCCATGTTGATCAAAACCGCTAGGCGCGGTTCACTTAATTTGGACGACCACGGCAGTGTTTTCAACACCGCTGCCGACATTACCGTAATGTCGTTGGTAAGTAAAAACTCAACTTCTTCTGGAGATAAACCACCACCTCGACGCTTATCAATGAGGCGACCAACACCAATTGTAAGAAACCCCAAAGAATCCGCGTAAGCATGGTTGACTACTCCTTCGTCACGAATAAGCTGCTGTTTCAAATCCACAGTGTCGCTCCCCAGGCAAGAACTAATACCCACGCGATGAACGCAGCGGCGCTGGTCACCCAAGACCAGTGATTTTTATAGTGAACTATAGAGCAACCATAATCGGCTCCTTGATTAAAGGCTTGATCAAGAGTTCTTGGGAACCGCTTAGTTGTTCCGTTGTGCTGAACCTGTGTAGATTGAAGCATTCGTACCTCCTCCAAGTAGTGTTGTTAGGGCGCTGCCGAGTTTCTAGTACGCGAGCAGGCGCATCGCATCGTTGACATTTCATGCAAGACAAACAATCAACGCCACAAGGGCGACGATCCATGCTGCGCAAAACAAACTCTGACGCGCAGCAGCGCGGCAAAAGTATTCTTCTCTATCGTTCACGTTCTACTCCTTTCCGGCCAGTTGTCTGGCCTATCCGTCCATTGAATTTCTGCTCCGCTAGTCCACTCATCCTTCTTCAAGGCGTAGTACTGGGCTATGTGCGGCTTGTCAGTATCCAGCGCGGGCCAAGACCAGTACCGGCCATTCCACCAGCGCAACTCATGCGTACCTGTGAGCCACCAACCCAATGAAGGAGGTGGCCCCGAATGCTTCTCCTTAAACTGTTGGCTCATCGGCAGTGATGGTAACGGTAGCGGCAACAGGCTTCTCATCACGTTTGTTCAACCACTCCAACAACGCGGGCTTGCCGGCAGCAAACTTATGCACCGTCAACGTGGTGCGCTTGTCGCCGCGCAGGGTCTTCTTGTTAAGGTGTTGACGCATGTGCGCCTTGGCGGTGGACTCGCCTGTGTGGTACGTTGTGGTCTTCGTGCCGTCAGCGGCAATGAATGTGGCTTCACAAAACATCATGTGTAATTCTCCAAGTTGTAGGGGTGGGGGAGATAAGTAGATTGCACACTCCCCCGTTGTGCAGTTTTAGGGTGGTGCCGGTGTCACAGAAGTGTGGGGAGGCTGTACACGGGCACCCTCAAGCGCAGTCGCATCTACTAGGCTTGTGCGCGTTGAGCAACATGTGATTCAGCCCCCCTAGTTCTTAAATAGTTTATTCAAGATGTTGTACAGTTCGTAGGCAAGGTAGATAGACGCGCCTGCCACTATAACTTTCGCTTCCATCGCGTAGTCTCTTTCTTGCTTACCGGAAGCAATCTGATGCAACGCTTCTTCTTTCTTCTCAGGCTTGACCATAGGTAGCGCTGCAATGCCGGAAGATTTCTTATGTGGCTTCATGGCCGTGAGCGTACTTCTCAAAGGCTGGTATTCTTTAGATGTTATGTGGATGCTTTTATCCGGGTCTTTGCGGGCTTGGCCTTGGCGTACAAGTTGTGCGACCAATGATGACACTGAACTGGGGTTGTAGCCTGCCTTAGCTAGCTCAGTGGTGATATTGGCGGTGGTCTGGCCGGGATGCGCGTTGATGTAATCCCACGTTTTGCGTGAGACGTTTGTGGTAACGGGGAACAATACTCTAGCCACTGGCTTCTCCTCGGGTTTCTCTGGTTTTATTACCGGACACTTGCTGTCCTCTCCGGCGTCCCATACTTTAAGTGCTTCCTTCAGCGCCACTTCGATGGCAGTTTCCATTATGACCGTTCCCTTTATGCGGGGGGCCGAAGCCCCCCAGTTATCAGAAGTTAAACTTGTCGAGGATTGCGTCCACTGCTTTCTTGGTGTCCTCGCGTATTGCCTCGTTCTTGCGCAACTCAGTAGGCGTCACACCCACCAACAACTGCGCAAGCTCGCGCCGCGCCGACTCTAAGTCAACGTCCCCGACTACGTTCAACGTCTTAACCAAATCGCACAACTCTATCGCGCCGTCGATCATGGAGTCGTTGAACTTCCTGTGCTTGCTCTCCCCTGCTATTTCATCTGACGTAAGCCTATCGGACATCCTCTTGAGGTAGGTACTGAGACGCTCCCGTACATCAAGCATTGCGAAGTCTACGCGCTCTTGCATGAGCTTGTCCATCTTTTCTTGCAATTCTTTCTGGGCAGCGTTGCCTACATCCACACGGAAGTCACCGCTGGTAGGCACAGGAATGTAGTTCACACGGAAGGAGAACTTATGGGGAAGTTCTGCCGGTGACGGATAGTCATCCCTCCTAAACATGTCACCCAATGCCATCGCCTGCGCTGTGATAAGACTGGGATAGATGTTAATGAAAGATTCCACCAAGGCGGCAACCTCTGCATCGAACTCATCCATGCGAGCGTTGAACTTCTTAAGCATCACATAGGGCAGCAAGCGCTGGCCGGAGTCAGACCAAGGGATCGTCTGCTCGTAGACATACGTCCGTGCCTTGCCGAAGACATGCTGAATGTCCACCAGTTCGGTGCGTCCTGCGAACAGGTTCTTGTTGACGCGGGCTGCGTCCTTAGCCCCCGCGTTCTTGTTCGCCACCACCTCGTCGGAGGCTGTCCTGTCCAGCTTGCGGGCTGTCCAGACCGAAGCGTTGAACTCCACAAGCACCGCACAGGTGTCGAGGTTGTACCGTGCGGATGGGGTAGATGTAGCTGTAGTAGTCATGTTGTACCTTGAAATGTTAAGCGCTGATGCGCAGGACTTTGCTGCCTTGCGGCGGCTTGAAGCTGTCGTTGTTGACCACCGCCCAGATGGACGGCATGGTCGTGCGTGGGGGGCTAGACCAAAACTCCCCGTCTGTTATCCACACAAGCGCCTTGGGCTTGTACTTCTTCTCCTTAACGTAGTCCACAACACACTCGGCGATGGTGCCACCGCCTCCCTTGGGTTTGAGCAGCTTCCCGATCTGCGCGTACTTGTCGGGCGTGAACTGCTGGTCTTCCCTTACCTGCGTATCCCACCACAGGACACGCACACTCACAGGCTGCACTTGTTTGCAGATGCGAGCAATCTCTCCGAAGATCATCCCGTAGTAAGGCTCCATCGAACCCGACGTATCACAGGCAAGGATGATCTCCCCGGTCGCCTCGCTGTAGTGGGACGGCAACATGAACCCCAGTGAGCGCAGCCGTTTGTTGGGTGGACAGATGCGTGATATGTCGTCGCCTTCACACATCTCTTCTAAGAACTTACGCAGTGGTGGACGCCAGTCGGTCTTCCTGTCCTTGGCTGCGTTGAGCAGCGACTCACCCCCACCTGAGTCACCCGGCGAAAGCTTCTTCGCCATGATCTCGCCTTGAGTATTGGCTGCGTCTACGTCAGCCGACATCTTCTCAACTTCTTCTGGAGTGCCATCCTCCCCGGCACTCATGTCGTGCTGGTCTAGGGGTTGGTCTTCCTCATCCGGCTCGGGCATCTCCTTGAGCAACACCCGCAGTACTTGCGGGAAGGACATGTTGTTGTACTTCTTGTCCACGTATATCTTGATCTTGCTCGGACGATCCACGAACTCAAACAGCGGGTCGATGGATTCAATAAGCCCGTTGACCACATAGTCCATCGCGATCCCTACATGCTTTGGATGTTTCTTTGCTGCCTCGACGTAGGCGGGCATGATGCAGTGCTTGAGCGCTACGTGGAAGTTCTCATGCAGCACAACGTAGCGCAACTCCTTGCGTGGCATGTCGGTCACGAAGGCTTCACCGTAGTACTTGTCCTTGCCGTTGGTGCATGCGGTGGGCACATCGTCCTTGATAAGACTCTTGCCCGTGGCGATGTTGTGCGCAAGCAAGCAGAACTTCTTGTGCTGCATGCAGTCCATGTTGACTGCCGTGACCCGCTGTTGCGGGGATAGTTGTTCGTATCTCATAACGTGTTACCCCTTGGTTAGTTGCTACCGTACACAAGCTGGCGCTTGTTCATCTCGTTGTAATCCAAGATCGTGGAGAACAACGCTACCTTTGCCGCACCCCCTGACGCAACGCTGTGACAGAACACGTTCTGCATCTCCTCCTGCATGCGTGTCACGTACTGCGTACAGGCTGCGGCCTCGTCGCGACTACTCACCCGGCTCACGAACTGATACGCCTGCATCAACTGCGCCGTCGCGTTGTCGGACAGTGGCGCACCCATCGGGTCACGAATAACCCTGCCGTAGTCGGTGATGCTTGCGCTCAACTTCACGAACGTCATCAGCGCATACGCCCCTGTCTCACCTATCGCACCACACAAGGCCGCGAACAAGGCGAAGTCCGGCAGCACACCAAGCCCCGCATGCAGAACATCACTTGCTGCGTTCATCGTCCTCGGGCTGCAACATGGCGCTGTCCCAAGCGCGGGGTTGAAGATGAACTCGTTGTCCTTCTCCAAGTCACGCTTCTCGTACTTACCCCCCGGCATGTAGTCCATGAAGGAGTCCATCAGCTTGGGGAAGAACGTAAGGAAGGCGATGACTGCCGGGTGCCAGTTCTGCGCCGTTGCGTACACGATAAGTTCTTCTGCGTTGGGCTTGCGCATGGTGATCGGGATGACGCGAGTCATAAGATGTTGCTGGAACGAATCCCCCAACCCCTCAACGTCGAGGTTGCTGGCCCCGAAGATCACACTGCCCAGCGGTGCGTGCAACGTACCAAGCCGATGCTCGTATAAGTAAGGCGCAACGATATCCTTGATGTACTGCTTGGACTTGGCAATCTCATCGAGGAACGCAAGGATCGGCTTGGCACCCGGCACCCCGCGATGGTTCAGCTTGCTCAGGCCAAGCCTCTCATTGGGCAACTCGCGTGACACACCAAGCTCACGGTCAACGTCCGGTATGAAGAAGCTACCGTCGCTGAGTTGAGTGCAGTCGATGGGATCGACAGCGATGTGGTTGGCAAACTGCGGCAACGCCTTGAGGTGGTGGAACAGCGCAGTCTTCCCGACGCCATTCTCCCCAAGCACAATCACCGTGCGTAGGTGCCCGATGGTCTTGATGACGTTGACTGTGTCTGCGAAAGACAGAGCGTGTGAGTAGCGTATGTAGCTCATGGTAAACCCCTAGTAAAGACCCGTATTGATGTGATCGACGGGTCGGTTGAACCCCGGTGTTACACCATGTAACACCGAGGAAGGCACATTATATCAAACGTTTTACAGTGTGGTGCTGGTTTGTAGTGTTCCTTAATTTCTTGAAATTGTGAGGTTGTCCAGCGCTTCGTCGATCATCTGTTGCACAACGTCCTTGTCCAGTTCGTCGGGCAGCATCTCTTGGATGATGTCACTGAAGTCGTAGTTGTTGATGCCTTCCTCGATCTTGTTGTCCCAATCTATGATGTCGTTGAAGTCATACGCTTCGATGGCGTTCGTCACCACCGTGTCCACCAACTCAGTCACCAAGTCGGCGATGTTGACCTTCGCAGAGCTAACCAGCGTCTGGTTGATCTCCAGAGCGACGATCCTGTCTTGCATGGGCTGCACTGCCTTAGCTGCCACATGCTCCATTGCTGTCCAGTCTGTGTACGCTGCCTGAAGCACGGTGATGCGCTCTTCCAAGGGCTTGACCGCCTCGGCCACCGCCGCTGCGATGAGTTGGTTGATGATGGCGGTGAAGCCGTCGAGGATGATGTTTGTGTTCATGTTGCTACTCTTTGGTTAACGCAGGAAGACCCTGCCGAATGCCCCCCGAAGGGGACATGATGGCAATGCCCTACTTATTCCTTCAACAACTTAGCCGTCAGCTGCTCGTATATCTCCAGCCCGTTCTCACTGAGCGTAGCCTCGCAGAAGTTATGCCCCGGCTTGAAGTAGGTCAGCATCTTGCACAGCCTGCGGTACTCCGGCGACCACTGCCCGCCATGAC